CACGCGGAAGCAGTACAGGCGCTGCCTCATGGATGGCCGACTCTAGCTCTTCGATCGCCGCATCTTGGTGCCCCAGCCGCTTGTAGTACCGGAACAGATCAATCAGTCGGATCGGTGTCATACCAAGGAGCGCGGATGTGTAGGTCGTCGAGCTGAACTGGTGGCGGCATGGCGGGTGGCTGACTGCGATGCCAGTCCTCGATCTCAGCGTCGAGCCGTGGCTTCAACGTCGCCTCAAACTTGCGGCGGTTGATCGCACGCTGCAGACCCTGCAACGGTGAACGCGTGTCGAACCGCCACAGCCAGCGGCCGTCAGCAGGGATCAGCCCTTTTTTGCTTTGAGGCTGCGCAGTGCGTGGAACACCAGCTGGATCACGCTGTTGTCGCGCAAGGGCGACAGGGCGATGATCTCAGATGCGGCAGCGATCACGATCCAAGTGATCGGGGAGGCGAGGATTGCTTCGATGTGCATGAGAGTAGATAGCTCATGCCTCAACTCTAGCGCCCTTTGCTTTCAAGCAATGTGATGCGGTTGCCATGCTCGTTGAGCTTTGTGTAGATCTCTTTGCGATCTACTTTCATGTCTTGGTGTAGCTCTTCGAGCTTGCCAGCAATCGATTCAACAGCAGATGTGAGCCTGATTACAGCTTCACGGGATTCTGTGTTGCGCCTGGCGGCACCTGAAAGGGTCATTATCGCCCCAGTGCCGCCGACGCCTAGTAACGCACCGAGAGCCGCTGCTATTAGATCAATCACAGGTGCCTCTGGTGCCTCCCTTGCCTACAGTCTAGTTTACTAGCAGTGCTTGAGTAGGCACAGCGCCCCAGCCAGAATTGCCGGAGCCGCTCTCTTTTACATAAAGCGTATTGTTGGGAGTGCCGTCAGTGCGAAGATATAAAGATCCGACCGTTGCGGAAACGCTGCCCTCAGGTGCTCCTGTGCCAGCAGTAATTGTTGCGGTGCCAACTGAAAGCCCGCCTTGCGCGCTAAGCGTGCCAGATGTAGCGATATCGCCGGTGGCGTCAGCAACCGTAAAAACGCCATCGACATCAATGCCACCGTCAAGGCTGGCCAAGCCGGCAACATTCAACGCATTATCCAGCGTCGTGACGCCCGTCACGTCAAGCGTGCCCGGCAGGTCTACGTCGTCGGTCCACTCGACGTCTACCCCATTCGCGGCTGTCTGCAACAGCTGCCTCGCGGCGCCATCTTGCAGCTTGCTGACAGGTAGCTCGCTGATGGTTGCAGTGCCGTCATTGGCGACCTCTAAGTCACCGTTGATGATGCCGACAATCTCGCCGACCGTGGTCTTTTTGGTGCTAGTGGCGCTGACATCAACCACCGGCAACTCATCAGCTGCGGCGGGAGGCGTAAGAGCGTTCAGCTCGGAGATTTTAATGTTGGCCATACTAGGCGCTGCGATGTATTGATTCTAGCTTGTGCGCTGAACGGCGTCAGCCGTGATAGAACCTTCACCCAGGTCGGCTTAGTCACGTGTTTTTGTCATAAATTAGTTACTGGATAGGGGATGGTTTGCTGTCATAAATAGTGATCATTGGTTTGCGTTATTTATTAGTTGCATCACCTAATTACATATGAGAAACTAAACCAATAGGACAGCTCAAACGAAACTGTCGGTACTAAGTTAAACTCAACAGTATCGGTGACAGTATCTGCTGCAATAGAGCCTCCTATAGAAGTAGCGCTCGTCGTGTAAGAGTGTAAAGTACCCCCTGCTTGGCCAGTAGCAGTAAAGTTAGTTGAAATAGGTACGTCTATCGTAAAACGTGCAACAGTGGATGCCGTAGTCGCGTTCACTGCGATTTTGCCGAAGACATGGACGGTATCATTTATTCTGAAATACTGCACCTGTGATGGGGTGACTGAATCGATGTTTACAATCGAGGTGGCAGTAGGAGTATACGAACCCGTGTATTGTTGACGAATATCAACAAGATCCGAAGCAGTCGCGGTAGAAAGACTGGCAACGGGAAACGAAAGGGTAGAATCGAAGATGTTGGACGCAATTCGTACCTTGTCCGCCAAACCGTTAAATTGAATTCCAACAGAAGCTGTCAAGCTGCTAAAAGAGTTAGACGTTATTGTGATTGAATCAACATCGGTAATTTTAATACCACCTGATACGTCACTAAAAGAGTTACTTGAAAATGTGTAGCTTCCTTTATTTAATCCACTCGAAGTAGCGGGACCTATGTTAACGGCAGTATCATCGCAACCAGAGAACACGCAGTTACTAAAGGAAAGTCTATCAATAAACTCTCGAATATCTACAATAGGCTGTCCTCCTCGGCAATTTGCTAACATGCAATTTGAGACGCGAATAGACCTAAGAGTGTTTCCGCCTAGGCCAGACGCAACCGCATAAAATGCTCTAGGAGTCCCAGTAGTGGCTCCAGGTGTAGTTGCTACTCCGTCGAAATAGATATTACTTAAAGTGACTGCAGTGACGTAATCAGAAGAAAGAGATCTTTTTATATTAAAATGTGACGAGGCATAATAAGCTAGATAGGCACCATTTATACTCAATCCATCAACCATCTTCACCTGAATGGCATATGAATGGCGCTTGTCAAAACCGCTAGTAGCGATCCAGTTATTGATCTGAATGGTGTAGCAATACTGGTAATCACCTCCTCCAATGTCTGCTTGTTCCAAAAGGATGCCTGCAGAAGCACCAACAGGTCCACCTGTATAAGGAGAAAAGCAAAATGTCCTAACTGTATCTAGCGTATTCAACTGGCCACCGCTAACCCTAATACCGTAATCATGGTTGTGAGCTCGGACATCGACAGCTTTGAAGCCATTGCATTGCCGCAGCCAAATAGCGGCTCCACCATTACCTGAGTCAGTGCGTGTGACTCCTAAGCCTTTGATCCCAGCCGCGTTGAGGTAAGAGTTTGCGCTACCTGCATCAGACGGCTGAAAAACAAGCCCGTTGCCTCCATGATTTGCAAGTATGGAGCAAATAGAACTTCCGGATCCCTCTAGGGTAATACCTTGCTGAATTAAGATCGGAGCAGTAGTCTTGTAATTGCCAGCCGGGAAGTAAACGTGGCGCTTCCCATACGCTTGAACAGAATCAATCGCCGCCTGAATTGCAGCCGTATCGTCCGTCACCCCATCTCCAACAGCACCAAAGTCCTTAACACTAACCACATCCTGCAGCCTTGATTCAACGGTGCGCTCAACAGCACCCGTGCCAGCCTGCGTAAACTGCACGCCTTCCGCAGTACTGGTGGTATCGGTATTTGTAAACTTTTTGATATTACCGTTGATGTCCTTGGTATAAAGCTCAGCGTCTGCCGCATTGATCGCAATTTCACCAACATCAATATCGCCTGGAGCAGGTGCCTGCCCAGCGCTTGTATTGTTCTTGTGGATGATCTTGAGCGACATGATGTTACAGCTTGATGGTTGTAGTCTAGCCCTCGCGCAACTGCACCTCACGTACAGTCACGAAGTTTGCCGATCCAGTGATTACCTCCGTTGCTCGTGTGCTGATCGCTGTGTTCGTGATCAGAATCTGCGCTCTGTAGTACAGGTCACCTGGCAATAGCGTGTAGGTGTAACTGACCCGATCACGCTGGTCAGGATCGATCATCCAAAATTCAGCAGTTGCTTCGGCCTGCTCTGCGGTGTTAAGCAGCAAGCGCAGCAAATTACTCGTGCCAACGCTGGCGAGCACCTGATTGGCAAGCTCGCCAATCTCGCTGCGCGGTGTGACATTCGCATTGTCGTACGGATCGGTGCCCGCATCTAAACTTGCGTCATCGTAGTCTGGGCCGTAATTTGCAAGACTTTTTGATGTTCCAATGATGTCCGCTGAGTTGTATGTCAGGTTTTCTTCAACGCCGACAAAACAGCGTGCATTGGCATAGTCATCTCGATTGACGATTGCAGTTGTTCGCGTGTCAATAGACCCACGCTCTACCAAGAAATCCAAGCTGCCACCTCCTTGGATCAGCGATTTGACGCCATCAAAAAACCGATCGCCAAGTCCAGTCGTATCGATCTCGTTTCCGTTAAGGCTCAGCTCCCAGCCTTGCAGCGAACATTCCAGCTTCCATTCATTGACTAGCCTTAACTCAACACTGGCAGTCGTGTCGATAAAATCATCAAAATCAATGTTTTCGCGTGTTGCGTCTGACGCTCCAGCCAAAGCGGCAGCCCTGGTTCTATAAAACGAGAGCCTGTTTAGTTGATCGACGTGTACATAGAACTGGTTTCGATACGGCTGCTGGTCTACGGCTGCTGGTTCAATGACAAGAGCATCGCCGTTTTCGGTTGTCAGCGGTTCGTTTCCTTCTGTACTCAACCACCTGAACGGCCTAAGCAAGCTTGATGGGTAGGCGACACTGTAGTCAACAGCTTCGGCCCAATCCTGATGCTGGTACGTGTTGGCGTACGTTGGCACCAGCCGCGAATCAAAAAGGTAATCATTAGGCCAATTGTCACCGCTCGCAACCTCAACGAGATCACCAGTCCTGAAACTCGGGGCTGAGAGCAAGACGATGTTCTTGTCTTGATTTAGGTCAGTAACGTCAACGACAACAGGTGTTGGCGCCGAGCGGTTGAGGATGACCCTGCCATTGGTGCCAAGGACTGCCATTACGTTGAGGAGATGGTTAGGTCACCAGTGAACGTAAATGCAACATTTGTGCTTGTGACATCACCGACAGTCACTGTAGAGCCAACACTGGTAATCAACACGCTACCAGAGATCGTCTTTCCTATGGTCAACGTCAGCGTTGCGGTGATAGCGCCTTGCGAATCTGTGTTGATCTTGGCGTAAACATCATCAAGCAAGCTGTTTTCGTACAGCAGAGTTGCGCTGCCGGACGCACCACGCAAGCCCGTGACGTATGTCCTGCTGGAATCGCCTAGATTTGTGGTTTCTAGTGTGTCGCGTGAAATATCAACACTTGCATCACGAACCACCACTGTCGAGTCGAGCCCAGTGATCGAGAAACTGCCTGTAGTGCTCGTGACCGCCATGAGGGTTGCCTTTTAGCTAATTCTAAGCTCTGCCGTCAAGCTGACGCTGACATTCGACCTGCCAGGCGCAACGCTCTCAACCTGAGGCGGTGAATCCTCGGCGAAAGCCCACAGCAACCCTGATCCAGTAGCGCTTGCGTTTAACCAACTGGCTAGCGTCGTGTCCGCTCCGTCAAATAACACACTGGGCAGCGTAAGGCTATCGACGGAGCCTTTTGCAGTGTTGTATGCGTTAAGGATTGCGGAAGTGTTCGTGTCGCTGATGTTGTTGAATCGCAGGCTGAGCGTAGCTCGGCTTGGGCGGCTGCCCCATAACCTGCGAGTTATCACGCCGGACTGCGATGTCTGCGTTTGCGTGGGCCAACGCGGTGCGACAAAACTGCGGCCTGTCGGAGCAATACTCGGAAATGCAGTTGCCATTAGCCTTGGATCGTCCAGTTACCGGCAGTGTCAAAGCCATCGGCAAGCTCAAGAATATCTGAGCTGTTGGTTGGCATGTGGACTGCTTCTATTGTAAATGTGCCTTCTTCCGTTGGCGTGATCCGCTCGATTTGGTACGTGCGGACTTGAGTGCTGGGCAGCTTTACCGTGAAAACGATGCCGGATGGTGTTGCGGTCTTGCCGCTATCGCTGACGGTCAGCGTGGTATCGGCTGGTTCTGTG